TTATGACCTGTTACCCATCGAACACGCCTTTGTCAAGGTTGGCGACCTGTACATTGACCCGACCTTTGAACGGGCCTTGCATCGGGACGTTCGCAAAGAAATTTACGCATCTTGCATCGAATTGGACCCGGAAACAATGGCCCGTTACCAATTGGAAACCGGCTTTTATGGCGAATTGTACGTGTACGATTATATGTGCAAGAATCGGCCGGAATTGGCCGCCCAAATCCGGGCGCGGAATCCTAATAACAGGCGATAAAAAACCGCACCCGGTTTCCCGGGCGCGGCGGTCAAAATACCGTGTGGGCGATACGTGGTAAAAAGACACGGCAAAGATAGGGAATTTCGGCGAAATCCGCTAATTCCCTATTTCTTTTTGCTTTGCGTGGGCTTTTCACGATACCCGGCCGCGTATGCGGCGCGGCCTTGGCGTTCGGCCTGTTCTTTGGTTGGATAGACTTTGCCGGTTTGGCCCCATTGGTAGCCGCTCGGCACACGTTTAACGGGCATAACTGTTGATTTTTGGGGTTTGACTGTACAAATATACCGGTTCCGGCCGTGAATCTTGCACCCGAAACACGATTTTTTACGCCAAATTGTAAAAATTAAGAAAAAACTTTTGGTATTTCGGAAAAAGGTTGTATCTTTGCATACGGATTCGGGAATGAATCCGACGGCCCGGGCCGGTTCCCGGTAAAGAACAAAGAAATGAATTTCGAATATTTCAAAATCGTTTGCGAAGAACTTGCAAAATCCATCGGTTGCACGTTCAAATTCAACAATTGCCCGGAATTTGGTTGGTTCGGTGGTTCCTTTGAGGTTGACGCGTTCGGCGGAATTGCCGCAATCGTCAAGTTTTACAACGGCGTTTGGTCCAATAACGATTTCGCGTTTGGTTCCCTTTCGGAAGCCCTTGCAAGTGTTCCGGAACAGGTAAAGGAAATGGCCGCCGCCCGTGCCGATGTTGACTTTTTCCAAAATTACGACTAATCAACCCCGGCCCGGGGAAACCCGGGCCACAATCCAAAATCATTATGGCATACACAATCAACACCAAATACGAAATGAAAGCAAAGGTACAAACCATTATCGGGGGAAAGGTTCGCAACCATCGCGGATTCGTGGACGCGGCAAAATGGATTGACGAACGCATTAACTTTTTGTTGACCATCTGCAAATTCGATGATTACAAAGTGACCGTAACCGGCAACGTATATCGTTTGGTCGCTTGGCGCAAGGCCGGAAAGCCCGGAACAAACGGAAAGGCGATGGACGTAACCCACGTTGTTACCGTTGTTGAATAGTTGAACCCGGGGCCGGGCATCCGGCCCCAAAATCCAAAAGCGATATGGAAACGTACAGAATCGAACATTATATTGTTGAGGTCGAAACGGACGGGAAAAAGCCCGGGGAAACGGTCAACGTAACCATCCAATCCGAAAGGCCGAACGCCAAGTATAAATCCGTTTACGGGCTTGTTTGGTACATTGGCGACAATGCGGTTGATTTGGCCCGCCGGGCGTTCGCACATTACAAGATGGGAACACGGCCCGACGGAAAAGACATAATCCAACGCGGCATCATTGACGAAACAGGATGCGCCCGGTACACAATGACGTTGGAACGGTTGCAAGCCCTATACAAGCAATTCGAAAATTTCGTTGCCGATTGTACCCAACAGGAATACAACGAAAACAAACAGGCCATAACGGCGGTTTATACGCTAATCCATAAACACATCAACAACGAAATTTACAAGTAACGATTGGCCCGGGAATCATCCCGGGTTTTTCGTATCTTTGTTTCGAATTTGAATTTTCATAAAGGAATAACGGCACGGTTGCGTTGTGAAATGCGGCCGTGTTTCCTTTATGCCAGCATCGGCCCGTTTCGGGCGATTTGGCGGCATTTCCCGCGAAAGTGGGCCAACGGACCATCCGGCGGCCAAAAGGCCCGTAAAACAAAAATTCGGGAAAAATAACGGGATTGGCCTGGCAATGGTCGTTCGGGATTTCCGAACAACCAAAGACGATTATTTAATGGCCGGAAACAAAATACTAAAAAATTATGGAAATATTTTTGGTAATTAGAAAATAATACCTATCTTTGTACCCGGGTTCGGATATGAACCCAACCGACCCGGCGGGTTCCGGGGACCAAAAACAAAAAGAGTTATGACAACAATTAAAACCGCCAACCGCACCAAAACAACGTATTTCGTTGAATATATTTGCGACGACATCAACAACACGTATTGGCAATTAGTCCGTTCCCGCGATGCGGCGATACTTGCGGCCCACAAAGATTTGAACGACATTTACGCGCATTGCTTCATTTGTGGGATTAACAAACAGGATGTGACGATTTGGTAAATAACCCGGCCCCGGGAAACCGGGGCCAATAAGACCCCGACCGGGCGGATTCCCGGAACTGTTATGCGATTCAAGATTGAAAAAAATTTGAACGTGGTTGCGGCCGCAAAGGTCGCATCCGTTGACCCCGAAACCGTGGCGGTCGAACTTTGCGCCCGTTTCATTGATGCCGGAATGATTGAGGACGACCCCGAAAATTGGGGCGAATCCGTATTGAGGGCGACCGGCCCGCAATACGTTTCCGATGTGTGCGCCGTCTTGGCCGAATACCTGTATGGCGACGAATCCCATTCCATCCCGTCGGACGTGTTCGATGCCTTTTGCGCCCTTACCGTTATGGGCGACGGGGATTGCCCGCATTGCGGCGGCGAATTAAAGTTTATCGAAACAGAGGGCCACGAACTGAAAGATGGCGACTATTACACGCCCAATTCATACGAAATTGATAACTACATTTACGAATGCCGCAATTGCGGCGAAACCATTAAATCCGAAAATGAATTATGATGCGAATTGAACAAGCGATTGCCCGCGCAAAGGAACAGGGCAAAAAGGTATTCAAAAAGGACATTGCGGCCCGTCTTTGGCCCGATTCCACAACGGCCGCCCAACAAGTAAATATGACGGCATTGTGTAGCGGTTCGACCGCCCGCATTTCCCCGGAATGGGTAAACATCATTTGCGAAATGACCGGATGCACGGCCGATTTCCTGTTTGGACTATCAAACGAATAAGGTTATGAAATACGAAAGTACATTGAATTTGTTTTGGACAATTGTTTGGGGCGTTGTCCTTATCGCGGCAATTGTCGGTATCTTTTGGAAACCGGCCGTTTATGCCGTTTCCGTCATTGCGGCGGTTTTCTTTGGTGTGTTTTTACGTGAATTTATCCGTTTCGCACGGATGAAATAATAAACAGGCGATACGATGAAAGACGAAAAGACAATTGACCCGGCGTTGGCCGCATTGGTCGAACCCGAAAAGGAACAGGCGACGGAAATTGCGCCCGGAATGACTGTTGAAGAAATCCGCGCCGTGTATTTCAATGCTGATGCGTTGAAAGAACCCGCGTACCGGTTGTTCCAACTCAATTCCGACGGACACCGGTATTATTACCGTTTCAACGATGCCGGGGAACCGGAATTTTACCCATCCGTCACGACGTTGTTAAAACAGGTTATGCCGACCCCGCCCGCCCTGTTGGATTGGATGATTGCCAACGGCAAGGATGGTTCAACGGAAAAGCGGGATTTGGCCGCCGCGTATGGAACGTTTATGCACGGCGAATTTGAAAAACTGATTATCAACCGCCGTTACGACTTTGATTCCGTCCCGGCCGCCCTGTTGGCGTATATGGAACGGGAAAACTTGCCCGAAAAGGTGTTTGCCGAATGGTTGCCGAAAGTACGAAAGGACGTGTTGGCGTTCGCCCAATTCATCAAGGATTGGAACGTAAAGCCGTTGGCCGTGGAAATCGGTTTGTACCATCCGAAATTCCATTATGCCGGTTGCCTTGATTTGCCGTGCGTTATGACCGACCCGAAAACCGGAAAATCGTTTACGGCGTTGGTTGATTTCAAAAGCGGCCGGAAAGGGTTTTACGAAGAACACGAATTACAATTGCATTTGTACAAAGATGCGTGGAATTGTTGGTACGAATCAATGCCAATTACCCGCGTGTTCAACTTTTCCCCGAAAGATTGGCGCAAGGCCCCGACGTACAATTTGAAAGACCAAACGGATTCCGTGAACGCCAAGAAATTGCCGTACCTGTTGGCGTTGGCAACGATTGAGGATGAAAAGCGGGACAACACGTTGACGATTGTACGCGGCGTTTTGGACCTTGACAAAGGCAAGATTTCCGACAACATCTTGAATTTGTCGTTGGCCGAACTTATCAAGACGAAAGCGGCCGAAAAGGACGCACCCGAACAGGCGGCGAAAGCCCCGGAAAAGACGGATGCGCCGGAACCCGCCACGAAAGGCCGTAAAAGGGCCGTAAAAGCGACGAAAGGACCCGAACCGATAAATTCCCCGTCCGAACCGGAAAAGCCCGTTAAAACGGAAATTCCGGAAAAATTACCGGATGATGGCGCAATGGACAAATTGCCGTGGGAAAAGGAACCGGAACCGGCCAAGCCCGCCGGACCCACGCCGGAACAGATGGCCGAACAGGCGGCAAAGGATAATTTGTTAAACGACGAAATCGAATTGTAATATGACGGTCAAAGATTTACAAATTGGTTCGCCGGTTTACCGGGTATCTTTGGATTCAATAGATTTTGCCCGAATCCGTCTTATTGAACAATTCCAAGACGGAACCCGTGCGGTTGAATTAAACAGAACTTGGAAACCGCGTTGTGTTGCCAAAGAGGATGCAACCGAAATTCACGAAACAAATTCGGCGGGAACGGTTTGGTATGTCAACGTTGAGGATGCCGAATTGGCCCAACTTATGCGCCGTTCCGAACACGTCGAAAAATTGAAAAAGGCGATGGAAAATGCACAAAACGCGTTTGCCGATGCAATCCAACGTTACGCATTTGCCGAACCGTCAACACCAAATGAAATGTAATTATGGGCGGAAGAATTTACAGGCCCGAACAGGGCGCGGGAATCCTTGAATTACCCGAAATCGGCCGGTTGCACATCGGCAAAAAACAGATGGGCCAAAACGGCAAGGAATACCCGGTTTCCGTGGATTATTTCATACCGGCCGGAAAGTATGCCGGGATGTTTACGCAAGCGTTGGGAGATAAGCCGCAAACCATCCAAGTAATATTCCCGGATGATTCCCCGGAAAAAGTATGCAACGAACGGTACGAATACCGCGATAATTCGGGCGCATTGGTTGCCAAG